ATGACGGAGAAAAACATAAGAAGACTAAGTTCTTTGCTAAGGACGTATGGTTTCGGGGCATTGCCGACTTGCTTATAGTCAACGGAGAAAAAGCGTACTTGGTAGACTATAAGACAGGCAAGAACGCAAAGTATGCAGACACTAAGCAACTCGATATGTTAGCGGCTGCGACGTTTACTTACTTCCCCGAGGTGCAATACATAAAATCTGCGCTGCTGTATGTAGTTAGCAACGATTTTATAAACAAAGTACATACACGAGACGAGCAAGAACTTTTATACACTACTTTCGACGGGCCTTTAGAGGCTTTAGCCTCTGCTGAAGAATACGATGTGTGGAACGCGGTAGACGGCCCACTGTGTGCATACTGCCCAGTAACTAGCTGTGAACATAACAGGAGATAAATAATGAGGTACGCAATACTGGTAGACATAGATGATGAAACTTTTATAGACGGTAATTACGAAGGCAAAGATTTAGCTATGGATATGTATTGCCATTGGTCAGAAACCTATCCGTACCTTACTTTCCAACTCGCTGCTGTAGTTGCGACAAACCACCCTATACCCGACGAACTATTTATGCCTAGGAACAAAAAGATTTTAGCCCACGCCAATAGGGTAGAAGAGTCCAAAGTTAGCCCCAAATGGACTAGAGGTCCGGGGGCGAGTGAAACAAAATTGCATTAAGAGCGGGAGATAAATAATGAAAAAGCCAAGAAATTATAGGAAAGAGTATGACAACTACCAAGGCACTGCCGAGCAAAAAAAGAACCGTGCAGCGCGTAATAAAGGCCGCAAGACTATGGAGACAGCAGGTAGAGTAAGCAAGGGAGATGGCAACCACGTCAACCACGTCGTACCTCTATCGCGAGGAGGCAGTGCCGACGCTAGTAATCTTTCGGTCAAGAAGGCTAAAGACAACTTGTCCTACGCACGTACTAGTACTGGCGCTATGAAAAAGAACTCAGGTAAAGCATGAAGATTGTAAAAGATAAGGCCATAATCTTTAGGACTACAAAACCACACCTCGTAACTGAGCGAATAAAAAACCATAAAGTGATCGACCAAGACGATGGCACTTTTAAAGTAGCAGTACGTTGGGCATTAAAAGAAGCACAAATTTTAACCGCGCTGGGGGTCAAAGATGTACCTTCCCCCATAGGCCGCGACTATGAATGGTCGGGACGCTTTACGCCTTTTGATCACCAAAAGAAAACGTCCTCGTTCTTAACGCTAAACAAAAAAGCTTTCTGCTTTAACGAGCAAGGCACCGGCAAAACAGCATCTGTTATTTGGGCTGCTGATTACCTTATGCAGCAAGAGAAAATTAAACGCGTGTTAGTAATATGCCCCCTGTCTATTATGAAATCCGCATGGCAAGAAGACTTGTTTAAATTTGCTATGCACCGTACTTGCTCTGTAGCACATGGCACCGCTGCCCAACGTAGGAAGATAATTAATGCAGGGTCTGAGTTTGTGATTATAAACTTTGATGGTGTAGCTGTAGTCAGAGACGACATTGTGGAAGGAGGCTTCGATCTTATTGTTATAGACGAAGCTAACGCGTATAAGAACGCACAGACTAACCGTTGGAAAATGTTAAACAAATTAATCGCCGGGATGGAATGGCTATGGATGCTTACAGGTACTCCAGCAGCACAATCTCCAGTGGATGCGTTTGGCTTAGCTAAGTTGGTAAACCCCAATAAAGTCCCACGTTATTTTGGGCAGTTCAAAGATCAAGTAATGTACAAAGTCTCTCAGTACACATGGCGGCCTAAGCCAGAGTCTAGTGATATAGTGCATAAAGCTTTGCAGCCTGCTATTCGGTTTGAGAAAGACCAGTGCTTAGACCTACCCAGTGTTACTTTCGTAGACCGAGAGGCCCCTCTTACTAAGCAACAAGCCACCTACTACAAGCAGCTTAAAGACCGCATGATTATGGAAGCGGACGGAGAGTACGTTACATCTGTTAACGCAGCTACTAACTTAAACAAACTCTTACAAATATCAGGCGGTGCGGTCTACACGGACGATAGGCAAGTCATTGAGTTTGACGTAAGCAATCGCCTACGGGTAGTTAAAGAAGTAATAGATGAATCATCGCACAAGATTCTGGTTTTTGTACCCTTCACCCACACCATTGAATTACTTAAAGAATTTCTTAACCAGAATAAAATAAGTTCTGAAATAATAGCAGGGAAGGTGTCGGTAAATAAACGCAGTGAAATAATAAAAGACTTCCAGACCACAGATAAGATTAGAGTGCTAATAATCCAGCCACAGGCAGCTTCACATGGTCTGACGTTGACGGCAGCTAACACGGTAATCTGGTACGCCCCCGTTACGAGCGTAGAGACGTACTTACAAGCTAACGCCCGCATAGACAGGCCCGGACAACACAACCCAATGACCGTGGTGCATATAGAAGGTAGTGCGGTTGAGCGTAAGTTGTACAACATGTTGCGATCTAATATAGAAAACCACGTTAAGATAATTGATTTATACAAACAAGAGATAGACGCTTGACATTGTAAAAGAGATTGATCCATACTAGCTCCCCCTACGATTAGGAGGAACTATGAAAAATACCGCAGACAAATTAGCCGCTATCTACATCAAGATGCGGGAAGCAGTGAAAGAAAAAGAAGAAGAAATAAAAATAATAAAAACACAGCAAGAACGAATAAACCAAGAATTGCTTGACCTTTGTGAGGAACAAAACTTAGACAGTTTAAAAACACCCGCAGGAACGGTAACGCGTAGAGTGCAGACTAATTTTTGGACGAGTGACTGGGAAGAAATGCACAAGTTTATTAAAGAGAATGATGCGTTCCACTTACTAGAGAAGCGTATACACAACACTAGTATGAAAGAATTCTTGGAAGATAACCCAGACCAGATGCCAGTCGGGCTACAGACGAACCGTAAGTATATTCTTTCCGTGAGAAAGCCAACCAAAAAATGATAAGACTACAATCTAACAATGGGTGTTTCGTACACCCACGGACCAACTCCCTCTCAGATTCTGTAGAGGTAGTGATAGTAGCTAGAGGTACTCTATCTAGGAACTACTACCAAGGAAGCCAGTTAGTCTGTTGGTCCACCGACGGCACAGCTCCAGATGCCCAAGTAGCAACAAGCAATAAGCAGGCAAGCCGGTGCATGGACTGCACGCAGAGCATAAAACGTGGAGGGTATAACCGAGGCGCGGCTTGTAAGTTTTACACTGTGCTGACGGTAGCTTTCCCAGAAGACAACATAGTGTGTGATCTACGCATAAGTGCGCTCAGCCTTTTCTCTACAACAGTTAACAGGCTAAGTTGGTACAAGTACATAGAATATTTAGAAAGAAACGAAGAAGAAGTAGAAAACATTTTAACTGAATTGTACTTTGTGGAAAGCTATAACTCCCATCAAGTATATTTTAAACCAGTTCGACCTTTAGCCGAGGAAGAACTTGCAACCGTGAAGCAGCTTATTAAAACTGCCTCACAACCAACCAATCCTTTTATAGGAAACACAGAGGAACTATTTATGGCTAATCAATCTCACATAATCAAGGGCGTAGAAGCTCGTTACCCGCGTTTGGACAAGCCTTATCGGTTTGATAATAAAGCAGGGAAGAACGGCAAAAGCGTTCCATGTGACCCGACTGAAGACGGTGCGCGGTACGAGTTAGACTTTACCCTTTCTTCTCAGCAAGCCAAAGCTTTGTACACACTCATGCAGGGTGCATACACCGACGCTAAAAGCCGTGACGACTCGTGGCCTGAGAAACTGGAAATGCCTTTTAAAAAGCAAGAAGACGGTACTTTTCTTGGTAAGTCGAGTCTTAAAGCTGCGTATAGCGGTAGTGTTACAGAGCCGCCTGCACAGTTCGATGCTAAGAACGCTAGGCTAGGTAATGACTTTATGCTTACTACTGGTAGTACAGTAAACGTAGCAGTTGAATTAATCCCTTATAAAATGGCGACTACAGGCGTATCACTTAGGTTGCGCGGTGTACAGGTGCTTAAGTATCTACCTTACAAGCCACCCTCTCCTTTTGGAGAAGAAGACGGCTTCACTGCCGGAGATGCTACGGACATGTTTACGGAAGAAGCTGGGGAAGATATGTTTGCAACGGAGGAAACTCCGAAGAAAGCAGAGCCTGCTGGGCAACTTGATTTGTTCGACGAGCCTGAAGAAGTTGCTGCACCCGTTAAGCGCAAGAGTAAAAAAGCCGCTGCTCCTGTAAAAGACGAAGACATAGCTGACATTGTTGGACTATGGGGCGATGAAGACTAATGAGCTACGGTTATACAACACGGCTCAGTACTATGAACAAACAGGCTGATGGTTCCTTGTCTGGAGTAAAGCTAGGTCGCGTGTGCATCCGAAAGGAAGTTCCCGTGGCCGAAGTTGCGCTCCAGCTAGGAGTTAGCAGGCAAACTGTTTATAACTGGTTTACAGGCGCGCATGAGCCGAACGAAGACTTAAAAGACGCGGTAAAAATACTAATAGCTGAGTATAAACGACAATGACTGACTTCAACCTCATAGACTATGTTGTCCCCAAGGGTGGCATCTATTGTGTGGTTGGCATGGGTGCAGACGATAGTTTTCGCCCTAAGTTTACTAACGATAGAGAAGAGGTAGACGAGTTAGTCGAGCATTTTGTAGAGCAAGATGCGAACGTCTATTTCGGTTTAGCGAAGCTAAATAACTCAGGCAGGAAAGCGGAAGACGTAGAGTCTCTGCAATCCATATGGGTAGACTTAGACTGCGGCCCAGACAAGGTTGAAGACGAATCTTCTACGGGGCGGCCTAAAGGCTACGCAACTAAAAGAGAAGCACAGGTTGCTTTGAAAAGTTTTTGTGGGACGACGGGATTACCAATACCTGCTGTAATAGACTCAGGTGGTGGTATACACGCGTACTGGGCGTTGACTGAAGAAATACCCAGAGACGGCTGGCAACCCATTATAGACCGCTTGAAGCAAGTCTGTGTAACTCAAAAGTTTTACGCTGACCCGAATGTGTTTGACTCGTCGCGTGTGCTTAGAGTACCGGGAACATACAATTATAAGTACGATCCCCCTGCTTTAGTAAAGGTACTGTGGCCTGCCGCCGGACGCAGCGCACCAGAGCGCATTACCCCTGAAGAGCTTAGGGACATCTTAGGTGTCGATGCTAATGCAGTCGCGGTGCAAAAAGGCCCTAGAGAACTTGACCCCTTGGAAGAACTATTACAGGGGAATTACGATAACGAGTTTAAAAAAATAGTAACCCGTACCGATGGGTGCTTGCAGTTGCAAGACTCTTTGAGAAACAGAACAACACTGGCGGAGCCTCGTTGGTTTAACGCTTTGTCTGTTGCTAAGTTTTGCAAAGATCGTGCAAAAGCTGCTTATACTTTATCTCAAGGACACCCTGATTACAGCGCCGAGGCTACTGAAAAAAAGATGGAAGGCATCAAGGGGCCGCATTCCTGCGAAGAGTTCGAAGGGAACAACCCCGGCGGTTGTAAAGGGTGCAAGCACAAGGGGAAAGTAACTAGCCCTATTAACCTAGGACAAATAATAAAAGTAAGTAAGTCCAGCCCCCATAAATACTTTGGCAGCTACGTAAGAGGGGAGAAGGGCGGTATCTTTATCGAAGTTCAGGACGAGGTTAAACTGGTTTACGAGTACGACTTGTACATTGAGCAACGTATGGTAGACCCAAACGACGGGGATGTTTCTATATTTAAACTACATACTCCTCGTGACGGCGTGCGTGAGTTCACTGTGCCGAATGAAAAGTTAGAACCTAGGGAGTTGTCTAGGCTACTTGCTAAGCACGGAGTTGTAGCAGGCAAGGAAAATGCTGCGCTACTTCACAAATATATTATAGATGCAGTTAAAAATTTACAATCTCAAGATAAGGCGGACCTAATGCGCGTTCAATTTGGTTGGGCCGACAACGACACTAAGTTTATTGTTGGCGAAAGAGAAGTAACAGTTGACAACGAGTACCATTCTCCTCCCTCTACTATAACAGACGCATATAGTAGGTACCTTGAACCAAAAGGCACGTTAGAAAAGTGGCAGGAGGTGTTTAATATATACAATAGAGAGGGACTAGAGATACAAGCGTTCGCCGCGTTAAGCGGGTTTGGCGCAGCACTGTTAAAGTTTACTGGGCAGAAGGGCGCGATTATAAACTTGGTGCATCCTCATGCAGGTACAGGCAAAACCACCGTACTTCGTATGGCAAATAGCATAGCGGGTGATCCTGAAATGATGTTAGGTACGCCTGACGATACTGCCGTAGGCAGGGTAAACAAGCTAGGCACGCTAAACAACATAGTAAATACTATGGACGAACTCACCAACTTGAAAGATGAAGAGATAGGTAAGTTTGCATACGCTGCTTCTCAGGGTAAGGGTAAAGAGAAAGCGCAGATGCACATCAACGCTAACCGTAAAAACGAAATTACTTGGCGCAACATAACCTTAACTTCTTCTAACGCTTCGTTCTACCAAAAGCTAATGAACTCAAAGAATGCACCTGACGGTGAGCTAATGCGTATAATTGAGTTTGTGTTGGACTACCAAGATTTGAATATAGTTTCTACTCAGGAGGGCAAAGATATGTTTGACCTCCAACTAAATGAGAACTTTGGTCACGCGATTGTTCCCTTTATTCAGTACGTAATGTCGCGCCCAGACCACATGCTAAACACTTTGAAGGGAGTACAACGCAAGATAGACAAGGAACTACGCCTTACACAACGGGAAAGAAACTGGTCTGCTATTCTAGCGGCTAATATAACTGCGGGGATACTTGCTACTGAGATTGGGCTTATTAATTTCAATATGAAACGCATATTCCACAGGGTCTCTCCTGTTCTTATAAATATGCGAAAAGAAACAGTAGCTCCTTCCGACGGCAACCCAGCGGTAATATCAGAGTTCGTATCAAAACATATCCATAATTGCTTAGTGATTGATGCAGGGGTAGATAAAAGGACTAGTAAGTTAAAGCGGCCAATTCAAGAACCTCGTGGGCCTCTTGTTATGCGTCACGAACCTGACACTAAAATTACTTACATACCAGTCGGTAAGTTTAAGGAAGATATAGGACTACGGCAGGTAGACTATAATAAGCTGATAAAAGAGCTTACAGCTTCTGGTGCGTGCATTAGGGTGTTTAATAAAGACATGGGCAAAGGGCTACCTATGGCGACGGGTGTAACTCGTTGTATATGGATAGACTCTTCGCACGCGGATTTCCAAGGCGGAAAAACCATGCAGAAATATATTGAAGAGGGAAGTGAAGATGGAAGTGGAGAGGGTGAAGTACCAGATTAACTGGAAGGGATTCAAGGCAGGCACGTCGTTTTTTATACCATGCCTTAGTCCCACCCCCGCACGTCAGAAAATAGTAAAAGAAACTAAGCGGCTAAAGTACAAAGTAGTTACTAAAATAGTAATAGAAGACAGTGTGCGAGGCATCCGTGTGTGGCGAGTCTAAGCTGTAAACTCGTCCAAGTACCGCTCGTTTATCGGGTCTCGGTACGCTTTTTGTATTCTTAGCCCTAGTACTAACTCTTGTTCGTAGGCTTTCCTAGACTTGTAAGAACGCGCTAACGTTTTATTGTCTGCTAGTGCAGGAAATTCCATTCTCATTTCGTTAAGTTCTTCAACTGCTTCGCTTATAATTACACTGTCTCCAGCTTCGATACCTATATAATATTTTTTCTTTATCTTAGTTAAACGTTTGTTCTGTTTAGTCTGGAAATTTAACGCCATAGAACGATTCTCATACAGACTAGCTAAGTCTGCGGGGCTAAAACCGAACGCTTGCATAAATAAATTGTAGCCGTTTATATCAGTTTCTAATGACGCTCCTCTTCTGGTTGTAGCGCCTTCTAGGAAATACCTACTAGCCTTAAATAAGTTACGCGTTGCACTGGGGGACATAGCTTCTGCGGCACGGATGTATTCTTCA